AAACCTTTTCTAGCCTCTTCTTCAGTACAATCTTCTGGTGTTCTAATATTTTTATTTATAGACATACCAATTAATCTAGTAGCAGTATCACCAATAGATTCTTCTAATGATATTAAACCTATTTTAGCATCAGATTGTTCTAATAAATTTAATATTGTTTCTTTAACAACAGTTGATTTACCTGAGCCTGTACCAGATGTAAATAAAGTAATTTCACCTAATCTCATTCCTAATAATTTATCATTTAAACCTTTTAAACAATCAGGATATGGAACAGATTTAGTATTAGATCTTTCCTTAAATGCTTGCCATATTTTTTCACCGGATACAAAATTATCTGGTTTATATGATTTAGCTGACCAAACATCTTGTAAATATTCATCAATTAAACCTTTTTCTAAAGCTTCATTAGCATCTTTATGAATACTATTTACAATATGAGCTTTACCTGGTTTAATAATATGTGCAACATCTTTTGATGCCTCAATACCATATTCATCATTATCAAATGCTAAGAATACTTTTTCGTATTTATTTACAAATTCTAAATTAGATGCGATATTTCTTCTAGCACTTTGGGCTCCATTAACAATTGATACCACATCAAATTGTGCTTTAGCTTTTGTAAGCATTTCTAATAATGATAAACAATCTATTTCACCTTCAGTAATAACTAAGTTTTTTCTTTTACCACTATTACATTGGTTAAATAATTCAGGTACTTCAGCTTTACCAATAACTCTAAAATCTTTGGTAGCAACTATTCTTTTCTTATATGCTTTAATTTTTTTATTTACTGTTATTGGATAATAATGATTTATAATATTTCTTTTATCATCATATTCAATTTTAACTCCAGCATTATATAAAACCTTTTTAGATATACCTCTAAATGTATCTATTGGTAATTGACTTATTTCATCTAAAGTTAATTGTGATTGTACAACTTTAAATTCAATATCTACATCTTCTGTACCAGATGCAGAACTTTTTTTACAACTGAAACAATATGTGGATCCATCAGAATAAACAGCATTTGCGTCTGATGAACCACAAGACTCACAGCTTGTGTGTTTTATAAACGTTGTATTCTTTCCCATATATTTCCTCTCTTGTTATTTTATATCTTTTTGTAGCCCATTTAACAAACCTTTTAATATCTCTACCAGTTGCAGAGGTCATCATAAGGTTTGCTATATTGGTTACAAACTCTACATTACCTTTTACATATCCTAACCTAGGATCTACTCTATCT